CTCGGCCGCGAGCGTCAGACCCCAGCCAGAACAGGCCGTTGTCGAGCTTGGCAACCGAGTACGGGGCAGCGCAGCCGATCTCGTTGAACGCGCCTTGGATGCGCTGCAACGGGAAGTCAGGCAGGCCAGCGTCGTACCAGACCTCGATCGAGTTGGTGCCGAACAGCCACGCCTCGCGGTGATCGACGATCAGCGACACCAAGCCGTCCGGGTCACCCTCGGCGCTGGCGAAGTCAAGCGGATCGACAGACAAGCCGTCGAGCAAGGACGTCACCCACACCCGCGCGCTGTTGGGTTCGTTGAACACGAAGTAGCCGTCGAGGTAGCCCACCTTGACCGCGCCGGGGAAATCCGGGTCAGTGATCTTGGCAAACACCTCAGTGGTTGCGTTGTAGATGAAGCCGTCGGGGTTGCAGGCGATAAAAATCTGCGTGCCGTTGTCCGATAGGGACACCGGGCCGGTTCCGGTCACCGTGCCCAAGGGCTTGATCTTCCAGCGGGTCGTGTTGCCGATCACGTTAAGCCGGTAAAACGTGTCGCCTGAGACGGCGTACAGGTACTCCTTGAGCACCCACAGTCCACGGATTGGGCCGCTGCCGGCCGCAACCAGCCGGCGCAGACCAGGGCAGCGCGACAGAAACGCCGCGCTCTTGCCGCCCTCGGGCACGATCTCGGGGAACAAGTTGACAAGTCTGTTGTCGGCGGCGTTCACAGACCGCGCAACATAACTCGATCCAAGTATGGGGCTTTTCATTTGGCCGCTTTCATGGTAAATTCAAAGTCATGATTACCGCTGACCATATCCAATCCATTCTTGACTACAACCCAGAGACTGGCGTTTTTGTCTGGAAAAAACATCATCGCCGCCCCGATCTTATTGGTAAACGTGCCGGTAGCCCGACCAACACAGGGTACTGGGCAATTGCCATTAACAACCAAAAACGGCTGGCGCACAGACTTGCGTGGCTGTACATGACCGGCGTTTTTCCATCTTTTCACATAGACCATAAAGATGGAAACAAGCAAAACAACAAGTTCAGCAATCTTCGAGAGGTTTCGCGTTTTGGCAATTTGCAAAACATGAGACACCCAACCAAAGCCAACAAAGCGGGCTTCCTTGGTGTCAGCGCCCACCAAGGGAAATGGAGAGTGCAGATTATGGCAAATGGTGAACGCATCCGCGAAAGCGGCTTTGACACGCCCGAGGAGGCGCATCAAAGATACTTGGAGCTTAAGCGGTTGCATCATTCAACTTGCACCATTTAGTTGTTAATAATTCGAGGTGTACACGTTAAACCGCTGCCGCGTCGCAATCAGCGAGTACGGCATCGACATCACATCGTCAGGGTTGTTGATGCGCTTGAGGTTGCGCTTGCTGGTCATGGCAATGCGCTGCACTTGAGGCGACGGCTCGACGCCAAACTCTGGCGCAAGTTCGCAGGCCAAGTTGTATGTGAAGGCCCGCAGGTAGCCTGGCGGGAAAAGAATCTCAGTGACCAACTCAGCCGGCTGCGTTAGCTCTTGCACGCTGATGAAGTGCCACTCCAGCAGCCGTGTCGGGCGCGGGTAGATGTAGATGTCAAAGTTCGGGTAGGTGTTGTTGACGAACATCACCTGCGGGAAGGTCGAGGTCACGGTCTTGACCGCGATGCCGTCGTACTGCTGCTGATTGATCAGCTTGATGCCGTAGGACACGCCTGTGCCGGGGTCTTTGAAGTAGGTGGCATCGTCCACCAAGACCGGACGCACGGCGGTGCCATTGAGGCGCACCAAGGAGCCGCTAGGGCCAAGGGTTTCGTTGATCGAGCCGACCGGCCAGTTGACGATCTGGTCGATGGTGGCAAAGACAGACAACCGCTCGGTGTTCCACGAGTCGATCATCTGGTTGAGCGCCATCAAGGCGTCTTGAGACACAGCGGCCGTCGGCGTTTCGCTCTCGGCCAGCACACCTAGCAGCCGCAACGCCCGGTTAATCTGTTCGCCTGCGGTGTAGGTCGCCATGCTATTCCTCTTGGATTAAAACGTCCTTATTGCGCCGGCTGCGCCGCGCCACAGGCTCGGGGCTGACTTCTTCAGCCACTGGCTCAATATTGTACCTTGACCAACCGTTCTGAAGGTCAAGTTCAGCCTCTATGTCCAGCGTAGCGACTTTGGCGCCGTGGACGGGATGGGTAAGGTAGATTGCTGCCATGTGTAGAAACGGAGCCGAGATTGTCGGCCCCGTTTGGTTTTACAGTACGTGAATCACCGCAAAGTTGATCACCACGGCCTCGGACAGCGAGCCGCCCGAAAGGTTGCGTAGAGTGATCGTGCAGCTTCCGGTAGCCTTGCCAGAAATCCAGCAGTTGTAGGCGCCAGCAGTGGCACCGGAAGACACGCTCAGAATCACAACGTCTTTGGCCGAAATAGTGCTGTTGGTCAGCGTGAACGAGACGTTCGTGGCGTTAGCCAGAGCGGCGTTGTTCATCGTAATCTGACCAGCGGACTTGTTCAAGGTCACGCCCGTCGATTTGTCAGTCAATTGCGTGACCGTACCGCTCGCTTCTGCGGTGTAGCCAAGCTCACCACCAGACAGCACTGAGTCAGACCCAATGATGTTCTGGTCTTCAAAAGCCACACCAATTGGTTTGGTATTGGAGGACATAGTGTTTCCTTTAAAAACAGGGGGCCGAAGCCCCCTGGCTATCACGAGATGCGGTAGCAGGTCCAAGTGCCGTCGCCGGTCTTACGGGCACGGAAGTGGCCCGAAGTGGCGTTGTCAACTTGCATCGTACCAACCAGCGTCCAGCCAGTGGCTGTAGCGATGGTCACGTCGTCAGTGCCGCCGTCGATGTTAACGACGAAGAAATCAAACGCTGCGTTGACTTTGGCCGCGCTAGACACGGCGATCTCCAAGTTTGCCACGGTGGGCAAAGTCAGATTGCCGGCAGAGCCGTCAAAAACAAACAGGCCGTTTGCCAGTTGGTCGGCGGTCATAGTTGCTGCTGCGGTGATGGAGGTAGGAGCGCCCTGAACAAACAGTTGCGCCTCACCGACGTTGCCGTCGCCAACCTGATAACCACCTGCGCCATTAGGAAGAGCCATGATAAAGTCCTTTCAAAAAAGTTACGGGAACGGGGCCGAAGCCCCATTCGATCAGCCCCAGAGGCGAACGCCCATCTGAGGACGAATCACGCTGTAGCCGTACAGCACGTCAATACGGCAAGGCATACGGTCGTTGTTGATGTCGTACTGACGAACAACGCGCAGGCTGATGCCATTGTGAACGGCGCGAGCGGCCATGTCCACACCTTGCGGCAGGAGCAGGTCGGCGGTAGCAAAGGTGATCGCATCCTTGTGGTACACCAAGTTCTGAGCGTATTGACCGCCAGAAGCGCCCACGAACACCACAGCCTTGCCGCTTTGGGGCAGCACGTCCACGGTAGCCAGAGCGTGGTTGGCCGAGTACATCGGAGCCACGGTGATGTTGCCGGCGCCAGAGCCGTTCAGGGTCACGTCAGCGGCTGCAACAAACTGGAACAGCGAACCAGTGGACTCACGGGTTTGCGGGTTCACAGCGTAGCAGTCAGCAACAGTGAACACGTCGCCGAGCTTGATGGTGTCGTTTGCGCCAGCGCCGGTAACGGCGATGGTGGTCGCGCCTTCAGCAGTCACAGCAGCCGACAGAGTACCGCCGGTAGCGTCGCGGGTGCCGCAGGTGAACTGCTTGATCGACTGAGACATGTTGACTTCGTCGAAGCCCAGCACGCCCATGCCCATCATGCCGTTCTTGAACTGCTTGCTGATGGTGTCGGTCGGGTTGAACAGACCTTTCATGCCTTCAACCAAGCCAGCGTTGGCCGCAGGGTTGACGGTAGCGTAGCGAGGCGACATGACCGCAGCGTTCTCGTTGAGCTTCTGCTGGGCTTGCAGCAGAACCAGCGAGGTGCTGGGGGTGGTGCCAGGCGTGCCGACGGTGTTGCCGATGTACTTGTAGCTGTTTGCCACGTCGGCGTCGATGGACGAGGCCAACTGGCTGATACGAGGCTTCAAGACACGCTCTGCGAAGTCGTCCAACTGCATGGTCAGTTCGGCAGAGGTGAAGTTCACGCCGATGTGCTTCTGCGAAGAAACAGTCAGGGTGGTGAACTGCTCGTTGTCGTCCTGAACTTGCAGGGCCGCGCCGTCGGTGACCAGAGCGCGGTCAGGCAGACGGATACGCAGGGTCGAACCGATCTTGGCACCTTCAACAGCAAAGCTGTCGTCGTACTGACGGTTCACGTTACGGGTGAGCACGAGGTTGTTCTCCAGAATCTCCAGAGCCTTCCGCGTGATCATGTCAATGGTAAGAATGCTATTCGCCATGATGCGAGTCCTTTCAAAGTTTTAGCGGTTCATTTGCGCTTGCAGCTTTTTCATCTGCCGGGCACGTTCAGCTTCAATCCAGTCCGACGTACTCATGGCCTTCACAGAGCGAGGGTCAGTTGTATCGTAGGACGAGCTTCCACTGGTTCGTGCGGTAACAGGCGAAATCGGTGCTGGCGCAGACGTTGTTGGTTTTACGATCGGATTGGTGCCAAGTTTGGCCTCAATCTTTCCAATCTCACGAGCCTGCAAAAGAGGTGACAGACGGGAAATGCGATCAGCTTCCTTCGGGTTGGTTCCCAGCCAGTAGGCTAGGTCCGGCCCCATGTCGGACGCCTTGATTGTCTCGGCCATCACGTCGGTGACTCGAAGCTGCGGGTTGTAGGCGACTTGTTCAAAGTCGTCGTACTTGGCCCTGGCTTCTTCCTCACGCTCGTGATAGGCGTCGTTAATCTCAGCCTGCTGCTTCTGGAACTCACGCTGCGCGAGCAGTTCTTCAGCCTTTTTGACCGCCAACGCTTCCGCGTAAGCATCAGGAGACTCGAAATGCTCGATAGGCGGGACTTCTTTCGGCGCTTGCGGTTGTGCAAGTTTTGCCTGCTGCTCACGTTCCCATTTGCGCTGCTCTCGGGCAAGGCGCTTGCTGATCATCGCATCGATCTCAGCCTGGGAAAATTTCTTCTCCTCGGGCGTCTGCTCGGGTTGATTCTCAGCTACTTCCGGCGCGTTTTGTGCACTTTCCGGGGCGGCCGTCGCCTCGGGTGCTGGCGCGGATTCAACTTCCGCTAAGGCTTGTTGGACTTCTTCAGTCATTTCATGTTCCGTAGGAACCCTGGTCTACTGGGCCAGTACAGTTGAATATTACACCTAAAAATTTATTTAGTGTTGATTGGTTTGCAGTAAATCACGCCAGCAGATGAAATCTGGATGGCGCTAACTCGCCACAGACCGCTGGTGTTGATTGGCACTTTGAATGCGATGGGTGTGAACGATGGGATTGGGGTGCTGGCAGTGGTTGCCACAGCGCCTTCGCCCACTTCAACGTAACAGGGTTGGTCGGACCAAACCATGACGCCCTCAGGGCCAGCGGGCCAGCCAGCAGTGTTGGCTGCTGTACCTGTGAAAGATGCAGTTTGGGCAGGAAAACCTGCTTTGGTGAGAGCGTTGAGAAGTTCCATGATGGTTCCTTTATGCCAAGAATTTTAGTTTATACAGCACAGAAAGGTAAAGCCCGACGATTTCGTCAATGATGTTCTGGATTGGGGTGTCATTTTTCTCCACCACCTCGTACCGCATACCTTCAATGTCTTTGAGGGACTGCTCCAGAAACTCAATGATGTTGCCGTTCTTCTTGGCGCTCATCAGGCTGATGGGTCCAATTAGACCATGACGGCCTTGGTACGCCTCGGCAAACTTGTCGGCCAAGTCAATCACCTCGTCGTAAAACGTGTTGAGCGCCATGTGCTTGGAGAAACTGCGCGTGTTCAGATGCACCGAATGGGCCACGTCGCGGGCCAAGAACAAGACACCCATGAAGTTGGCGGCGGTGCTCATTGCATAGCTCCTGGTTGCATCTCTGGCTGCATTTCGGGCATTTCACGTTGCTCGGTCATCATGACCATGTTGTCGTTGCTCTCCATCGCAGCAGCCACAACGCCCATAGCGATGTCTTGAATCTGCTGCTCGGTCATGCCGGCTTGCACGGCGCTAATGCGCTGCGTCTCAGCCTGGTACGCCTTGATCTCGGCCTCAAACTCCTTGATCGACAGATCACGCGCTTCCATCGACTTCTGCACGTTCTGCAACATGCCGGCCATCTGCTGCATCTCTTGGTTCATGGCCTCCATCTGCTGCTTGGCCGCTGCCAGTGCCGGGTTGTCCTCGTCGTCGCCGATGATGGCCGGATCGATTACCTTGGCAAAGCGTTGCGACATTTCCTGAGCGCCCGGCCAGTCCATGTTCTTGACGAACAGGTCGCCAGCCACACGCCAGAGGTCTGGGTTGCCTTGCAGTAGCTGGGCCATTGCTTCAAGCGACTCTTGGCGCTTGGTGGCAAAGCCGGGGCCAGTGATGACCATGACGTCGTACTTGCCGACGCCGGGGTTGTAGATTTTCTCGACCACGATGCCTTGCTCGTTGACGATCTTTTTGACCGGCTCGGGCTGCATCGGGTTGATCTTGACCATCTTAGACTGGCCGTCCTCGCCGACGATGCGGGCAATGCGCTGCGTGTCGTAGATTTTCGGGATCAGGTCGATCAGTTGCCGGCCGATGTAGCGGATGAACCGAGCGTAGTTGTCCACGTAGTGGTACGTGCCGGTGTCCGACTCACGCTGACGGGCTAGGATGGCCTTGCCGCTGCGCTCGTTGGACGTCTGGCCCAGCGATGCGTTGTACTGGCCGGTCGTGTTCTTAATGTCGTCAGACGCACCCATCTTGGCTTGGATCAGGCCAGTCTGCGGCAGCGGCGGGGCTGCGCGCTGGGGCAGCGGCAGCACGGCGCCTGCGCCGTCGGTGACGTCTGGGTTGACCTCAAGGTAGGGCCAGTTCTGGGTGTTTGCAGTCTTCCACTGCATCTCGTAGCCCTCGAACTGGCCGCCGTAGCCGATGAACGGTGCCTTGGGGGCCAAGGCCAGCATCTCAGCTTCTTGGCTCGTCCAGTAGTTGTACATGCGCTGCGCGTCTTTGGCGTTACGCACGAGGCCGCTGACGTACAGCCGGCCCTCAACCTCAAACTCGTTGCCCACGCAGCGCACCACCGGGATGTGCGAGCCAGCCCAGTCGGACCGCTCCAGCACCTCGTAGCCGTTGATCTTGAGCCACTTGACCTTCTTGCGGTCAGACGGGCGCGAGCGCAGGGGCTTGCCGAACTGCATCCGCAGCATCTTGTCCTCGGGCGTGCCTTGGAACGCTGTGACGTTGCCGGGGTACAGGTTGAGCGTCTCTTTGGTGTTCTCGATGTAGAAATACTCGGCGATACGCACCGTGTTTTCGTTCATCCACTGGCTAAAGCCTTGATCGCCCACACCCAGCGTTTGCAGCGTGGTGATGGGCGCGGCGTCCGGGTACTGGCGCTCGTACTCGTCCTTGGGGATGTCCTCGGTGATAAAGCACCAGCGGGCGTCGGAGCCGCACGGGTCTTGGATCAGCGGGTCCATGTAGACGCTAAACGAGTTGCGGATGCGCCCGATCTTGATGTCTTGGTCGAACGTGTTGTCGTCGCAGTACTCGGTCAGAATACGGGCGTAGCCCTCGCCGTAAGACACTTGGTTCTCGCAGGCGGTGTCGTAGGCCACGTCGGCGTCCGATATGTACTCGATGTGCCGGATCATGCCGTTGAAGATTTCCGCTACCTCGACGTCAGCGCCGTCGTCGGCCGGGATCACCTTGGGCTGCGGCCTGTTTTGCCGCTGCTCGTTGGTCACCTGATGGACGTGCTGCGGCAGCTTGTTGATGGTCAGGCACGGCCTGGCGTTGATCGTCTGGCCCTGCACCGCACCGCGAGTAGCGAGCACGTCGGCCGGCCACTGCCAGTGGTTGTCGGGCGAGCCTGCGTAAAAACGCAGGTCGTCTAGCTCGTCCTCACGCGACTCAGACAGCGCAGAAATCGCCATGTTCAGGCGGCTGCGGGCCGTCGAAAGCACCTCGGAGTCGCTCTTGTCCTTGGCCGAGCCGCCTTCGCTGACCGCGCCAGCAGCGGCGATTCCTGTGTAGTCCATGATTACTTAATCTTGCTCAGAACCTTGGCAACGGTCGCTTTGACGTTGTTGCCTGCGGGAATGCTACCGTGGCAGCCCATGCCGGGCATCTTGGAGTACGTCTCCTTGTTGCGGTCGGGCATCCCGCCGCCGGACATCTTCGGCTCACGGGCGTTGAGTTTGCCAATGGGTGCAAGGATTTTGCTCATTTTTTGCCTTTAAAATTTACGCCCACACGCGATGCGGGCTACTTACTTGAACCGCAAACGGCGTCAGTGTATCACTCTGAGGCCCACGGACATTGACATGCCAGCCGGGCAGCGCAGTCATTACTGGCTCCTCGTCTGTGCCGCCTGTGCGTTCGTAGATGACGCCAATGGTGTCAACGCTGCCTTCGTATCCTTCCATCGCAGTAGTGGCTTGGACTTCGCTTGTGAACTTCAGGTAATAGTCCATGATGTGTCCTTAAGCTGTGATGGCCTGCAACTCGCTGTTGGCAAGGCGGCGGGGGTAGTAGACGATTTGACGGATGTGGCCGTTAAACTGGTTTGTAGTGCCACTTGATGAAGTCAAAGAAACCTGATTTACTGATGGAACAGTCCCTGATGTATCAACTGTTCCAAGTGTGCCGTTTGTCGCTGCTGCAAAGCTATTGGCTTGGTAGGCTCCAGCAATTTTAAAAGCAACGTTTGCCACGGGTGTTGGGCCACTAACTGATGCTTGGGTCACTCCGCCATCAATCACAATAAATCTGGTCAAGGGTGTATTTGAAACACCAATTGCAATAAGATTTGAGGAAGTTCCGTTGTTGATGGCAAAGAAGTAGTCGTTATTTGACAAACCCATCCAATCAGCTTGGCCGTACAACGTCCCCTCAGTCGCGTTATACCAACTACTGAAGTTTGTCCCCGTCATCACTGCCACATCAGCCGCACGGGTCACTTGGCTTGCCACTGTAGGGATGTAGCTGGTGGCAAAGGCTCCAACCTCCTGCTGCGCAGCCCAGATGAAAATGTCTGCTGTGCCAGTAGTGGTTCCTAATGTAAAAGAGGCAGCAGTTGCGCCAGCGGCTGTTGTCACCGTAAGAGATATTCGCTGCCACGCAGTGCCAATTGTGTTTCCGGGGCCGATTGTGTTGTTCCCGCCTGTCTCCTGAATTCGCAAACATACGTTTGATGCCGTGCCAGTTTTTGCTCGAACATACACACTTACTGTGACTGCCGAACCCCCAGTTATAGATGGCCCAGCTGTGTATAGAGCTGCATTCGTACTGATTCGGCTTGTACCGCTAAGTCCGTCCACGCCAAGTGCGGTCATTGTCCCATCAGGGGCAGTTGCAGCGTTGGCAGTCCAAGTCGCTGCCGTTCCTTTACTCCAGCCAGTGCTTAAATCTGTGCTGTAGAGCAGCAGATTCACTCGCTGCTCCTCAATCAACAGGCCCAGCGGGGCAAGCGTAGTGGGGTTGTAGTCAAACCGTGGTGCGTCGATGGCAGCCGTTTGGATCAGCCCGTCGGAGCCGGTAAACGTGGCTGTGGTGCTGCGCGTGAAGGTGATGCGGGGGTCGAGGGTTTGTGCTCCAGCAAATTGCAAAATTAGTGAGGGCGACAGCCTGCTCAACAAGTTTGAGCCACCCAGTGTTACGTGTGGTGATACGCCTAGCGAAACAGCGTTTCTAACGCCAAGGAAACTCATTTTTTACCTTTCATGGCCGGTTTTTTAGCGGCTTCGCGCTTGACCGAGTAGGCAATTGCCACGGCTTGGGCTGGTTTTTTGCCGCTGGCAAGCTCGGCCTTCACGTTCTTGCGGAAGGCTTCCTTACTAGCAGACTTGACGAGCGGCATTACTTGCCCTTCTTGGCCGACTGCTTAAACGCCTTGTTGGTCGGCGCGCCAGGCGAGCCGGGCTTACGCATCTTTTCGCCCGAGCCTTCTTTGATGCGCTCGCGCTTGGCGTGGATGTTAGCGTAGAGTCCGGGCTTTTTCATGTCAGCACTTCCATCGTTTAAGTGATGCCTTAGCGCGCTCGGCGTCGCCTTTGGCGTTCTTGACGACCCCTTCCATGCGGGCACAGAAGCTCGCCTTGCGGCCAGCGTCCGCCTTGGTCTTGGGGCTGGGTGCCGGCGGCTTGAGGTTGGAGCCGGTGGCTGCGTTGTACTTGGCGCGGCCCTTGGCGGTCAGGCCCGCGCCTTTGCTGACGGGTAGCTTCTCGCCCCGTCCAACGCTAAGAGACACGCTTTTTTTCGCCATTCAAGCACCCATCCAACTCGTTGAGACAGTACCGTAGCCCATTGACCGCGCGGTGCGCTGCTTGTCTTCGCGCATCTCGCGGTGCGCCACAGGAAAGGCAAACGTCAACGCTATTGCATCGGCTGCGTCGGGGCTTGCCAAACCACGGGCTTTCATGTCCTTTTTGGACTCTAGGTAGATCGTACCACGAGAATCGGGCTTCATCTTAGGCGAAATTAGGTCAGACTTCAAGAACCTGTCGTTGGGCACGCTCGCCGACTTGAGCCAGTCGCGCATCTCACCCCAGATTTCCGCCCTCTTGTTGCCGTACATGATCGGGTTCTTGGCCTTGTTGCCGAAGTTCACACCCCTGATCTTGTACCGCTGCTCCTTGAGCCGGTCCACGACCCCTGCCCCTAGCCCGCCCTCGTCGATGTTGACGAGCGTCGGCTTAAACTCTTCGATCGCGTCGATGACGTGCCCGACCACCGTCATGGTGTCGTCGCCCCGATGCCTGATCAGCTTCAAAATGTCCCGCCCTTGACGCACGGCGATGACAGTTGCGTCCGCCCCGAACCGCGCCGGGTCCACGCCCACCACGATCGGCGCCGATTCGTCCTTGTAGGGCTGGCGCTTCATCGCCGCGTCCACGATGCCGATGCTGATAAACTGGTCGTCGCCCTCGTTCGGGAACTGACCGTACACCTCGACGTGCGCTTGGCTGCTGTCGGGCCCGTATTCCGCGATGATCTGCTCGTAGACCTGCTTGTCGGTGCCCTCGACCGTCCTTGCATCCACGATTTTCGACTTCCAGAACTCGCGTTTGCTGTTAAACGCCTCGTAGAAGTACCCGGTGTTGCGGCGCGGGTTGGAAAACGCCAGCCAGAAGCGATTCGGCGTGTTTTCCGTGAAAAAACCGCTCGTCACGGCCCAGATTGAGTCGTCAATACCCGACGCCTCGTCAAAAATCACCATCACGCCGTCGAAGTTGTGCACGCCAGCGTAGGCGTCGGGGTTTTCCGCCGACCACAACCGCCCCTCGACGCCCCAGTAACGGGTGCCTTTTCGCAGATCGCGCTCGACTAGCTCGGTCAGCCACTTGGCCGGCATCAGCCGCGTGGCGCTGACCTCGAACCAATGGCTGTTGATCGACATCGCCAGCCACTTTGTCAACTCGGCCCAGGTGATTGATCTAAGCTGTGACTCTGAGTTAGCCGAGATGATGGTCGTCGAGCCAATCCGCGTAGACAGCATCCAGTCCGTGATCCAACTGACTAGCGCCGACTTGCCAATACCGCGGCCTGAACTGACTGCCAGGCGCAGCACGTCAAAATCTAGACGGCCGCCGTTCTGCTTGATGTGCTCGGCCATAGTCGCGAGCACCTCGCGCTGCCATTTGCGCGGGCCAGTGAAGTGCTCCAGCGGCGTGCCCTTGACGCCCCACGGATACGCGAACATCACGAACGCGAGCGGGTTGTCCTTGATGGCCGGCGACCACAGCCGAGCCATTAGCTCCTGCTCGTCCTGCGCGCTGTAGCGTGTGGTCTGCATTACAGATCAAACAGCGGGCTGACGAGCCAGATGATCACTAGAAATAAGGCGATCCACAGAAGTATTTTCATTGATAGCCTCTACGTCGGTGACGTCCAGTACGCGGCGCTGCGCCTCTTGTAGCGCCGCCGTGATGCTGATCTGCTGGTTGACGTCCACACTGATGGCCTGCTTGGCGACCCAGCCGTGGACGTTCTGCAAGATCGCCAGCGCCGCCTTGGCGTCGCCCTGCTGCGCTGCCTGGT